TTGTCGGCATCGGACAACGGGAAGGGTTCAATTGACGGGCGACGTTCGGGCGTGTCCGAAAACGTCATAAAAAACTTGCCCGCGTTTTGTGCGCCCGTCGTTTCGCGCTCGATGTTGTTTCGGATTTGGCGGCGTTCTTCATCGTCCGGGATGCCGTTTGAAAAGTGAATTGCAAACGACGGCGACAACCCGTTTTTGATGTTGTTTATATGGAAAACGGATACTTCTTTTTCCAGTTCAATGTAATTGATTGCGCCGACGTAATCCGGCTTTGCGTAGTATTGGGCGCCAATCGTGAACGGGCGCACCGCCAAAACCTGAATCGGTTGTTCGTTCTTCAACTTGGAATTGAAACGCGGCAATACCTCCGGTTCCTTGTCGTTTTTCCAATCCTTGGAATAATAATAATACCCAATTTCTTCGTCTTCGTTTGCTACGCCGCACCGGATATTTTCAAACGGAATATGCCGAACGTTTGCAATTGTATTCCTATCCAGCGACCAAATAATTTCCAAGTAAAACCCCGCTTGCACCTTCAAATCCATTGCGCATTTGCGCAATTCTTCGTTGATATCCCATTGTGCAAGCAACATCCTACCTTCAAGCGTGTTCGCGTCGAACCCTTGCCCGAATATCATTTGAGCAATCGTATTGCACAACGCGTTGTGTGTAGGCGACGCGTGGAATAATTCAATCAAATACCCCGGAAAATTGTTATCGTCGCCGTATTCAACCCATTCTTCCGTAATATTTTCGCGGTGCGAACGTTGTTCGTACTTCGCAAGCGCCAACACGTTCGCCGTCTGTTTAGTTTTCATAATAGACGTAATCGGTTGGGATTGCGATTGTCGGGAATTGGGTAATCGACGGGCCATTGATTTTCAAAGTTCCTTGTTCAACTTGGGCGACCACATTCACGTTGCTTGGGTTCTTGTTCGTGCTTGAATTCTGAACAAAAACGAAGTAATCGAATTCGCCAAATTCAGTAATCAAAACGTTGTTCGTGTTGTCGATGTTGGTTCGGACACGGATTGCGGTATATCGCGGGTTGTCCGTTTCCACATCGGCCACAAAATAAAACGTTTCGCGCGTCGTGCGGTTCACCAACTGGAAAAGGTAGTGCGTGTAAGAATAATCCCGCGCGGCGTCCTGCAACGTCAAGTATATGATTTGTTCGCCTGAATTGGGGTTTAGGTATAGCATCGTTCTAATAACGCATTATTGGGAAAAAAATACGGCCCCGTAGGGCCGCATCTTTTATCGTGTCCTTTGGCATTAGTTGCCCGCGGTGAACGTCAACAACGTTTGCGTTCCGGTGAGGAACGGCGCCGGTATCTTTTCTTCCGCCGTAAACGTCAACGTGTAGCCGTACAAATCGCCGGGGTTGGTTCCGGTTACGAACGTTCCGCCCGTTACCAAGCATCCGTTTGTGTGCCCAAGAATCACTTTGTCGCCGTTCAGGGTTTCGACAATTACAATCAAATGACCTTTGACCAAATCCGCGATTTCAGCATTCACGCCCGCTTCCATTTTCGGAATCGTGCATTCAAATACTTGCGAATAAAAGACGGAACCCGTCGCAACTTCGGCGTTGATTGTTTGGGTCAATTGGCTTGCGTTTTTCACAAGGTCGAACCCGTAAACAATTTTTGCCGCCGTCGAATCGGTAAGCGCACCGGCCGTAGGATTGCCGAAAATTCCGTCCGCGAACGTCCCAATCCAAGCGCGTTTGACGCCTCCGATGGCATCGCGGCAAGGAATGCCGCGGCCCGAAATTGTGATTGTGCAAGCCATCTTATTTCAAGAATTAGGACGTACGACGTGAAACGACGTATGAAGCGTGGTCAATAATTTGGCAACCCGCGGTAAGCGCAATCATTGCGCGCGTTGCATCCTCAAGCGTCGAATCATTCAGGTTTGCCACCGCCGCCGCCGTTGCGAAATCGTTGCCCGTCAAATCGGTTCCAAACGCAAGGTTTTCGGGCTTGGTCAAAAGGAACGTATCCGCGGCAAATCCGCGCGGCGTTACAATGCGATATCCGGCGTATTGGCTTACTTGTTCGTTTGGCAAGTACAACGAACCATTGGCCGAACCAAGCGCGGCGTAATACAAACCCTTCATCGCGGGACTCATATAAATGTACGCGTCCGGGTCTCCGGCGATATCGGGCGGTGCGCTTGCAACCAAGGCGGCAAGGCGGGCCAAAATACCGGTTGCGGTTGCTCCTGCATCCGTTGCGCCCGCCAAAGTGATTTCGTAGGTCGGGGTTGCCGCGACAATCTTTGCCAACCAACCATTCAAGTACGCAACGGAAGTTCCGCCCGAAGTCGTTCCGTCGGTGCTATTATACGCGCCGCGCCACATACCAACCTCAACGTCTTTTGCGGCTTGTGCGATAACGTACCGAAGCATTGCTTCGTTCGTGCTTGCCGGTGCGGTGCGGCTATCGCGCATCATATCCGCTTCCCAAGTTGCCGCCAAATCGGAATTGCACAACTGCAATTTGATTTCCAGTTTGGTAGTTGCAAGGACAACTTCGCCCAAGGTCGCGGCGCCGCCGTCAAACCCGCAAGTACGCGCCCGAAGCGCCGCACCGCTCATCTTGCGAAGCACCGCCGTACCAACGACGTTCGGGTACAAATTGCACCAATTGTTAACGATTGTATCCGCCGCCATAATTGCGGGCGTTACATACGGAAGCGCGGCTTTGCCCGCGTACGTTCCGGTTCCGGCCGTTACGTTTGCCATTTCTTTTTTTGAGGTTTAGGAATTTGCCATTAGAATTCGGACGCGCTCCGTTTCAGACAACGAAGCCAATTCCGAAAGATTCACTTTGTTGCGTTTTGCAACGCGTTCAACGCCTTTTGCGGCGGGTTGCTTTGCAAGGTTTTCAATTACTTGTTCCTTTTCTGCAAAGCGCGCTTCAAAAGACGCTTGCACACCTTGGATTGCGTCGGCAATCATTTGTGCAACGTCTTCGCGGGTCAATACTTCGGCCGCCGCTTCAACTTCGGTTTCGTCTTTTGCCGCGTCTTCGGTTTCCGGTTCCATCCATTCAGCAACCGCGCCTTCCGCGACAACGAATTTCACGCCCGAATCCAGCGTGTAATCCCCATCGGGCAACGGGATTTGTTCGCCTTCATCATTAACGACAAAAACGGCAACCCCAACGGCCCATTCTTCGGCGTCCGTTTGGATTGTTTGGCCGCTATCAAGGACGGCCGATGCGAACGCTTGCGCTTCGGCGGACAATGCCGTTGCCGCGTTCATTAGCATCTTCGCAACGCGTTGTTTCAAATCCATTTTCAAAAGGTTTTATTGGTATAACGATTCGATTTCAAGATGTTGACAAGTTCCCCCAAAGATTCGTCGAATTTTTCCCACGAGAAATCCGCGTTCATCTTGTCTTCAGTTTCGCGGCGGGCAAACAACCCTTCAATTGAAAACCCTTTGACCTTGCCGCCTTTGACCCATTCGTTCCACAACGTTTCATCATCAATCTTCATTGACGCCATCCAAGTTCCAAGTGGAACGTTCATACCATAGTGGCGCGATTTGTCTTTGTCGCCTTCAACAATCCACGATTCGACAAGCGTTGTGCCTTTTACCGGCGCTTGATGCTCCAAGGTCGCGTTGGCTTGGTTCCCTGCAATGAAATACAATTCCATTGCCCGCCGAATTGTTTCCTTGCTGAAGTACACAAAAAATTCTTCGTCGTCTTTGCGCCGGTAAATTGGTTTGTCCGGAATCAATACCGGCCCCAACACAATACGACGTTCCTTGTCGATTGTCTTAAACTGAAATTCGGCGGATAACGCCACGAAATCCGCTTCGATTGCAGGCGCTTCAACAAGCGATATCGCTTGGATGCCGTAGGCGTCCGCGTCTTCGTCAATTACAAGTTCAAAAATTGTCATTACCCAAAAAGTTTTGCTTGGTCTGAAATCCGTTGGTTGGCTTGTTGCGCGGTTGATACTTCGGACGCAAGAACGTACGAACGAATCCCTTGCGTTTGGTTGGCTTGTCCCATAAAACCAAGGTCAATCGAAGGCGCCATTGACCCACCGCCACCAACGCCCGCGACGGACGGCGGCGCAAGGTCGGGCGACGGGGATTCAAATTTTTGCTTTGCGATTGTCGCGATTTGGGCCGCACCTACGGCGGCAACGCTTGCCGTCTGAAGCAATCGAAGGATTGTCGAAGGTTGCGTTTTGTCGGTAAGCGCCGCCGTAACGCCTTCGGCCGTGTTGATTACCGCGTTGGCAATGCCGATTGCCTTGTTGATTTGGAAGTTCCTTTTGGCCCGGCGTTCGTCGCCTTTGGTGAACGCATCGGACAACGCCGCGATTGCTTCCAGCGTGTTAAACGCAATCGCTTTGCGCGAATCGTAAACGGCTTTGTCCGTCGCGGCTTGTTTTTCCGCGTCTTCTTGCCGCTTTTTTGCCGCCGCTTCGTCGGCCGCCGCCGCCGCATCGCGCGCCGCTTGGTCGGCTTGCGCCTTTTTTACCCTTTGTTCTTCTTCTAATCTGTCAATTTCAGCGATGCGCGCCGCCTCGATTTCAGTTGTCGACAACCCGTTGGCAATCGCAAGCGCTTCAAGCGTGTTGTACTTTTCTTCGATTGCTTTTACTTCCCTATCAATATCGGTTGCGGTTTGTTCCCAAAGCGCATCTTCAATTTGAATCAACGCCGCGGCTTGGTCGGTGGCCCGTTTCCGTTCGGCTTCGTCCGTCGCCTTTTGTTTTTCTTCGTTTGCCTTGTTTGCGGCGTCGGTTTGTGCTTGCGCTTGGTTCCGTAGCGATTGAAGTTCGCCTTGCAAGCGTTTCTTCAATGCGTACGATTCGGAATCAAGTTGGTATATTTCGGCTTGTGCTTCCGCGGCCGCGCGTCTATCCTCATCGCGCAACGTTCCGGCGGCTTCCGCCAATCGGTTTTGTTCGGTTAAGATTGCAAGGTTTTCGCGGGCAATTGCCTTGCGTTGTGCGATTGCGTTTTGTTCAATCTTCGTTGCCTTTTCAACCGCGGCAATTCGTTCTTCAATCGATTTCGTTTCATCGTCTGCAATGAACCGAAGTTTCCGGATTTCCGCGTTTGCTTTGGCCGTTACCGCGATTTGGTCAATTTGCGCATCCTCCAAATCCTGCATCCGGGCCGTCAATCCCGCGGCCGCCGTCGCCGCCTTGCCCGCTTCGGTAGCGATTTGCCCGACGCCATTTGCAACCGCGATTGCAACGCCGGTAATCGGGTTCAGTTTCAACGCCGCTTCGCCGACCTTGGAGAATCCCGCCTTCGCCGATTCCGCGGCGCCTTTGAAATCGCCTGAAAACACCTTGCCGACGGCATCGGCCAAATCGGAAACGCCCGAAAGTATGTTTTGAAATTGGTCGGTGACGTACGTTTTAATTAGCGTTGCAAATTGCGTTATCGTTTCTTTTGGCTTGGTGAAAAGGTTTACAATGCCTTCGCCCAAAGAGGACACAACGCCAATCAAAACACGGAACACGGCGCCAACGCCCGCCGTTGCGCGCTCCAACATTTCGGCGCCGCGTTCGGTTTGGGTGAAATACGCAACAAGCGAACCAAGCGCCGTCACAAACAAGCCAATACCGGTTGCCGCAAGCGCAACTTTCGTCGCGTTCAATCCCGAAATCAATTGACGGATTCCGGCGCCCGATTCCACCAAGCGCGACGCAAACCCGCCCGTCACGTTGTCGAGCGCGCCGACAACCCGTTGCCCCGTCCTCCCTAAATTGTCAACCGCATTTTCGGACGCTTCAAGCGCCGCGTCCAGTTTGGAGGTATCCGCCTCAACGTCGACAACGATTTTGTTCTTTTTAGCCATACAACCAAAGGATTGCGCGAATTGCCAAATACCAAATCAACACGATATATCCGTAGTACACGACGCCCGCAAGTATCCTATCAAACCGGCGCAACCATAGCGGCCGCCGCGGTTCTTTTAAGAAATGCAACGCGTCGATGATATAACCGAAATCCTTTTGATTCTTGATTTGCATTGTTAGGGTTGATAGCAAAACCCGGTTGACGAATCGTACCAAAACCCGTAGCGTTCGCAACATTCACGGCCGCCCAAATACGTACCGGTTCCGTCGGGTTCTTCAAATTCAATCTTGCCCGTCCGTCCGGTATATGGCAAGTATTCACAATCGCGACCCAATCCGCCTAATAACTTCAGCAACTTGATTGTTACAACGCCTTCCGTCGTGGCGTCAAACCCGGATATTTCAAGAATGCGGAACGCTGAACCAAACAAGCGGATTGAATCGTTCCAATTGAAGTTGCCGATATCCAATTGCGACAACCTGAATTTGGCGGTGAGAATACGCGCGTCGCTTGAATATAGGTCGATAACGTAGGCGCTCCAATACCGGTAGTATAGCGTTTCTTGTGGGTTGGCTGTAATATCAAAAAACGGCAATGCAACCCCAAACATCAACGACAAGTTTTTGACGTCTACGGATTGCCCGTTGTACGGCGAAAACAAAGGGAAGTTTTCCGGCGAATCGGTGGCGCCGTTCTTCAACAAGAACTTCAAATTTTGTTGTCCCGTCCAATATGCCAAATGCGGTTTCAAGTTGTCAATTGACAAATCTTCGCCTTCGGTTTTCAGCAACCGCAAAACCTTATAAGACGTTCCGGGAATCAAACTAATTACGAACGGCGAAAACCCGCTTGTTATCGTTTCCTCACCGGTGGCGAAATCATTTGACGTGTCAAGAATTTGGTGACGCCCGTATGTATACCCCGTCGATTCCCTGAACGCTTGGTTCACGATATCGCTACCCTCCGAATGCGTCCAAGTGTACGTTCGTTTTTGCAAATCGGCCGTCGGGGTTACGGCGATATCTTGGGTCAAATCGACCTTGTTTGTCCAATCCTTTGTCGTTCCCGCGGCCAAATAATCGTTGAAGGGTTCGACGTTGATTTTAGTTGAATCGTATTTGTCCGGAACAAAGACAAGGTTGAAGCATCGTTGCAACCCAAGCAAGAAATCAATGCACCGGATATCCGGCATATTGCGGGCAACGTCGAGCAACGGCGTTGTCGGGATGTAACTATGTACGTTCCACGATGTGCCACCAATTCCAAGTAATCCGTTGGTCGCGCCCGCGTTGAATGTAACGTTTCCTCCGCCGGTGCTAATTTGAAATTGCAAAACGTAGACGTGTCCCGCCGTCGCATCGAGCGCAAAACCAAACGGCGCCGCGGTGGACGCAATACCCCATTGATAAGACGTGTTGAAATCGAATTCGTCTACGACAAGGTTTGTATTTGTTCCCGTTGTGGTATTGCGCAAGCGAAGCGAAAGTGTAGCGCCCGCGTTGCTCAAATCGAACGAATAAAACCCGCGCATATAATAGGTGCCGGTGAACGGAACTTGCCATTGACCCGCGGCGAAATCCGCGCCCAAATCGTAGAAATTGCCGCCGTCGCTCAACTGAAGGTTTGTCCATCCAACGGGCGCCGTGAACGTTGTATTCGTTGTGAATCCCGCATAAAACGCCACCGCTTGCCCGCCGCCGTTTGTCGTTGTCAATTCCCGCTTGCCTTTGTGAAGCATCATATACAACGCGGTTGCGTTGTTCAGGAACGACGAATTGAGCGTGAACCCGTACGTTGAAAATATCTTGTCGACAATCGTTTTAATCCTAATAAACGGCGTCATATCCCGCGGCAATAACGCCGCGTTGCCGGGGTTAGACGATGCGCCCGCGCGCCAATTGGCGCCCCTATCAACGATGCCGTACCGGATTTGTCCGGTGAAAAGGTTTGCGTTCCAAGAATCGGTTACGTTGCTATAACTCAAATCGTGATTGAACGCCGACCAATTTAAATCGGCCAACTTCGCATCGCCGATTGTCGCCGCAAGGTTTCGAGCGCCACCGAAAAACGCAATTTCCAAATCAACGAACTTGCCGTTCTGAACGTACCACGATTTTACTTGGATATAACCGCGCATTATTTCAGCGCCGCCAATTGATAGAATCGCATCCAACTTGCGTTTGATATCGAATGCCATTACTTGCGACAATTCAAACGGCTGAAACACACGTTCGTTGCGTTCCGTCAACGGGATGCGGAACGTTTGCGAATAATCGCCCGACGGGTTATTGACCTTTTGTATATCCTGAAACGAATATGTAAGGTTGACGGGTTCGTTATCGTACAAATCCAATTGCCGCCATTGCGTGTCAAATACTTGAATCGTTAGCATTGGATGGATTGTGCAAGTTCTACGTTAATCGACGCTTGTGTTAGTTTGCTCGATGTGCGTACTTGGTACGATGCTTGGTTGTCTGTGATGTTCAACGGAACCCAAACCCCGTCAATCTTGCCCATCACTTGACGCGCGCGCATTAACACGGGCAACAACTTTGCTTCGGCAACGTCGAATATCCCGTTCAGCGTGAACGTTTGTTTGGCCGTCTTTTGATACGGCAACGATTCCGCTTCGTACGTCAACCACGATTCCGGCGTGTACGCGTTGTAATCAATCAAATTGCGCTTGTACGTTTTTTCTTCCGTTCGTATTACGCGGCTTGAATTATTGAAAAAACGCAAGTAATCCCAACCGCCGCGGGTGTTGCTGAACGCGACCAAAACCGAATCGTTGCGGTTGCCGTTGCAATTTCTTGTAACGCGAATCGCTTTGCCGCGGATTGTGAGCGTCCCGGCGGTAACGGGTTGGATTGTATACGACTTCCAGTTGGTAAGCGAAACGCCGGTAATCGCTTCGACGTTTACGGGCATTAGCGCCGCGTACATCATAAACCCGTTCGTTGACGATGCGGACGGAAGTTGCGCGCCATTGGTCGCGTTGATTGTAATTGTCGTTGTCGTGGTGACGTTGCTTGTATTGGTTACTGCATACACAATTGAATCGCCCGAAAACACGTCGTCGGATATCAAACACGCAACAACGCCTTCGTCTTCATCGGCGGCCGTCAATTCGATATAACTTCCCGTTGCTTCCCTATCCGTCAACCAAAACTTTTTCGTTGAAGCCGTGCCGTAGTAATCAGCAAAAGACGGATGCAACCCGGCCGACGTTTGTTCGTACCCCGCGAACAAATACGCCGTTGCCGTGTCCAGTACCGCCGATTCCGTCCCGGTGTATTCGCCAACCTTCACTTCGTATTTGCGAATGTTGTACGTTGTGAGCGTGAACGGAAGCGCGGTGTAAGCGTGAATTGGCCCCAACCCGGCGCCGTATCCTGTTTCATCGACCTTGCACCGGTTGAGAATTACGCGCCCCAAATCGAGCGTTGCCGTGTTGTCGGCGTTTACTGAAACGTAATATTTTCCAATTAGTGCGCCGTCCTCATAAACCCAAAAGATAATTCGGAACGCGGCCGTTGGCGTGCCGGTATATTCCGCCGTAAACAACAAGGGTTGTCCCGAAGGTTTGAACGTACCGGCGCCCGGTGTCAGTAAGAAATCAACGGCCATTTTTGATTTGTGATTGTCGGCTATTAACGCGAATCGTCAACTTTGAAACGGCATCTTCGCCGATTGCTTGCGCAAGCGGTGCGCCGTGTTTTTGAATCGCATATTCAAACCCGTTTACGAAATAACGCAAACCCTCGATTCCTTTTCTTTTGATGCTTCGGGCGATAAGAAAAGCGGCGCTTTGCAACCCGCGTTCCGTTTGCTTGACAAATTGCCCGTCGGCGTTCCGAAGGCGTACCGGCTTAACCCGCATCCATTTCAGAATTGCGTCGGACGGCGGTTGTTTCGTGCGAAACGAAAACATACTTCCGCGCGATTGATTCGTTCCGTTCACGCCCCAATGAATAAACGGCGCGTATTGCTCCGCTTTTCCAGTTGCGAACAACTGAACGCCCGTGATTTTCTTGTTCTTTGTTGTGAGCGAATACGCAAGGGATTTTTGGAGCGTCCGCGTTGCAACGCCGTAGTTCTTATTCTTACCGATGCGCCGCGTTCCAAGTTCACGTTGCGACGCTTCGACAACCTTTGTCGCGAACGTATCCCAAGCGGCGGTTACTTCTTTGCTCATAACGCAAGCGCCAATAACAAATCCCGGATTGTAATAAACCCGTCGCGGTTCAGGTCGCAAAAAGGATTGTAAGGCGGTGGCATTTCACCGAAGTATTGCAAGATGCATTCAAGTACGTTCATCGTCCTTGCGCGTTGTAGCGTTTTTTGTAATTCTTGCTTGTCTTCAAATGCGACGTTTTCGCCTTTGCGTGAATGCCGGGCCGGGCAATATCGCGTTCGATGCGCTTTGGTTGCGCTTGTGTTTTAGGTTTGGCCATTGCTCAAACTATCATAGTTCCACAACCAAAAATTCGCCTCCAAGTATTCACACGCTTCGTCATTTGTCCAAGTTGGAACGTCCAAGGCAACGCCCGGTTTGTATTCAACGATTGCCAATGTTCCGTCCACCGAATACCGGGTTGTACTTATATCATCATCGGCCAACAAATTGTAATCAATTGTTAGCACATCCGCGGACGGAATTACTTTGTAACGTCGTTCCATTAGTACCCGAATCGTGCTTTTTCAGCGTTGAAGTTTTGCGTCACTTGCGCGGCCGTCAACGCGATATTGTAACGGCGAACAAGCCCGGCGTACATCCTTTGAAGTTCGCCCGACCCGTTCCAAGTTGCAAGATAGAAATCGTCGAACGCAAGCGTTGGCGCGTAATTCCCGGTTGTGTCTTGCGCTATCAAAACGCCATTCCTATACACGCTTAATCGGTCATTAGTTCCGCCCAAATTTTCCATTGTGACAATCATATGATGCCAAACGTTTTGTGTCCAAACGGCCGTACCGCCGTACGAAGTGTTGAGTGCGTCCGTATTAGGTGCATATATTCTTACTGAGTTACTTTCCCATCGGCAACGTGAACCCTGATTGTACGCCGCCGACCAAAAGTTGCCTTGATTAAGCCACGCGCCATTGCTTCGAATCCAAAGTTCGTTTGTGTAGTTCAGTAGCAACGTCGCCATTAGCGGGTCATCCACCGGTTGCGGACGCAAGCCAACGCCCGCAACGTCATTTACCCCGTCGAAATAAACTGCATTGACGCCGCCAATTGTAGTGAACGCCGCGCCGTTTGATAACCCAAGGTTATACGTGTACGGCGTCGCGTTGTACGTTTGGTGTATATCGTTCCAAATCGTGCTTCCGCTTCCAACGTTGGCGTCCCAATACGCTTGAAGGTTGGTTGTTACAAACGATGCCGCGGGCGTTGCCGCAACAAATGAATTCGCTATGTAGTTAAAAAAGTTCATATCAAATTGCTTGACGTTCACCAACGCAAACCCAAGTGTCCGTTGCAATTTTTTTGATTGCAATTACCGCGTATTGCTTCGCCGTTTTCGCCGTTTGGCTTGTCCGTAGCGTTACGCCTCCAGTTCCTTGAATCGTTACGCTTCCCGTGTTTGCTTGCATAAACGCAATTTCAGTTCCGGTTTCAAATGCAACGGATGAATTCAGCGGGATTGTAATTACAAAGTTGGTCGTTGAATCGCAAACCATAAATTCGTTTCGGTCTCCGATTGCAAGCGTGTACGTCGTCGTGGTATGTGTGACCACAAGTGAATATTGCGACGGGATTGTTGGCTTGTTCAGAATTAGCGCATCGCCCGTTGCGGCGTTCCAATCCGCGTTCACGTTCACTTCCGCGCCCGCGGCGATTCCGTCAAGTTTCGTTTTGTCGGTTGCGCTCATCGCACCGGCCGCCGACGTCGTGGCGTTGGTAATGCTAATCGCGGGCGTCGCGCCTCCGCTCGACACGATGGGCGCCGTGCCGGTTACGCTTGTAACGCCCGTTGAACCCGTTGCGGCGATTGTGATACTTTCCGCTCCGGCGTTTGGCGTCAATGTGATATTAGCGCCTGCAATCAACGTCAACGTGTCCGTTTCGGAATTGGCCGAAATCGTGGTTGCGCCGACGATAAAATTTGAATACGCGTTTTGGTTTACTTCCGCGCCGGACGCAATGCCGTCCAACTTCAACTTGTCGGCCGCGCTCATTGAACCCGCCGTTGACGTTGTAGCCGCGTCAATGCTAATCGTTGGCGTTGTCCCGCCGGTTGACACAATCGGCGATGTTCCCGCCACCGACGCAACGAAGGTCGGCTTGTTGAGAATTTGGGCGTCGCCGCTTGTGGCGTTCCAATCAGCATTCACGTTTACTTCGGCCCCGGCTTGGATGCCGTCCAACTTCGCGTAATTGGTTGCCGCGGTACGCCCGTTGATTGTCGTTACTACGATACCGGGAATCGTAACAACGTTTGTCGTGGAAT